CCCCCAAAGAAAATATCCCTAAAGGGATACAAAAGAAAGTCCCCGAAAAAGCATATCTTGGGTTTGACCAGTTTTGGGATGTTTATCCCAAAAAGTCAGCCAAGAAAGACGCTTTTGACGCTTGGAAGCGAGTAGACCCGGATGAAGGGCTGGTAAAGCGGATTCTGGAGGCTGTGAAACAGCAAAAGCTGTGGCCGCAGTATTGCGGGGAGAACGCAAGGTATTTTCCAAGCCCGTCAAAGTGGCTGGATGGTGGGTGCTGGGATGACGAACCTTTAGCCGGGGAGGAGGACCCGTATGCCAAGTTTACCTGATGTCTCCGCCTGGCTGCTCTACGATGAGACCGCCATGGACACGCGGAAAGCGTTGTGGTTTGTGGCGGACGCCCAGGATGTGACAGCCCTGGACAACCAGAACGCCGTTTGCCTTGCCTATGGGGCGGGCTTTGAGAACTTCCGGGATGCGGAGCCGTTTCTGAGTGCCTTCCCATCTGTGTTTCTGGCTCTGTCCGACCGTGATACGGCGGAAGCCGTGGCGGACGCCCTCAAAGAATACGCGCCATCTGTGGCCGTGCTGCTGCCGAAGGAAGGGGCCTTCGGGAAATGTTCCCGTATCCGGGACGTGCTGGCTTCCGGCGGGAGAAAGGCCGTGGATCATCTGTTGCTGGGCGCCGTGGAACAGCCCATGGACGGCCTGCTGGACCTGGCGGACGTGGAGCGGAGGGACCCCGGCGCATCCGTCGCCGTCATGTCCGGTCTAAAAGCACTGGACCAGTCCATCGGAGGCTTTGCCCCATCGGAGCTGTCCGTGTGGACTGGAAAGCGCGGCAGCGGCAAGTCCACGCTGCTGTCCCAGCTGCTTCTAAACGCCATCGACCAGGGATTCCCGGTCTGCGCCTACTCCGGGGAGCTGTCGGCCTGGCGCTTCAAGCAGTGGGCTATGCTGCAGGCCGCCGGGGCCGGACATATCGAGCCGAAGCGGAACTCGGTGTCCGGGAAGCTGTATTACTACACGCCGAAGGAGATCGCGGACCGGATCGACGGTTGGTGGAAGGGAAAGTTTTTCCTGTACGACAACCGGGTGGCTGGTGCTGGGGACGAGGACAGTATCATTTCCGTGTTCGAGTATGCCGTCCGCCGGTTCGGCTGCTGTGTATTCCTTGTGGACAATCTGATGACCGCCCGATTCAGCGACCAGAGCGACAAGGACTTCTATCGGGCGCAGAGCCGGTTCACGGGGCGGCTGGTGGAGTTCGCCAAGAAAAACGAGGTGCACGTGCATCTGGTGGCACACCCCCGGAAGGGCGACAACGACAAAAAGAAGCTGCTGACCGCGGACGACATCGGCGGGTCGGCGGACATCACAAACCGGGCGGACAACGCCTTTTCGCTGGAACGGATGGAAGAAAAGGATATCGCGGCCTATGGGTATGACGCCGGGCTGAGCATCCTGAAAAATCGATCCTACGGCTCAACGGCAAACATCCAGCTGGTCTATGACGCCCGGTGCCGCCGGTACACAAAGAAGGGAGAAAGCGATGGAGTCTACGGCTGGGAACGCTGACTGGACCGCCTATGAGCGGGAGAAGAAAAAGCTCCAAGGACTGCCGCCCGAGGAATATGAGGCGGCCTTGAAGGAGCTGGCAAGGAGGATGGGGATTTGATTTTTGAAATTCCGTATCCGCACATCAAGGGGGGAAAAGCGGACTGGAACAAGCGGTTTGGCCTGAATGCGTATTATGCCGGGAAACATTGGTCACAGCGGAAAAAGGACGCGGAGGAACTCCACTCTCTGGCGCTGTGGTCTATGAAAAAGGCGCATATCCGGAAACAGTTCGTCAAAGGCCCTGTCGAAGTCATTTTCCGCTGGAACGATGGGCTTGATGTGGACAACCACGCCGTCATGGGCAAGGCATTTTTAGACGCCATGAAAGGCTACATACTGCCAGACGATAACCGGGAATGGGTGCGGAAAGTTTCTCACGAATTTTGGGAAAACGAGAGTATACAGGTGGAGGTAAGGCCCTATGGGCGAACTTGAACAATACCTGGCCCCCATCCGCCGTTACTCTGCTAACCCCTGCATGGATTGCTGCTTCCCGATCAGCAAGTGTCCATGGCTGCGCGAGGGAAAGCCAGTACCGGGCTGGACGGCCAAGAAACGGACGTTTGTTGTCGGCAGATGCCAGGGCGGCGTAAAGCATTGGGTGACTACATACGCCATCGAGCGCTGCCCGCTGGAAAGGAAGAGAGCATGACTGAGCATTTTGCATCATGGTTCGGCGGCGCAGACAGTACGGCAACAGCCCTGCTTGCTCTCGAGCACGGGGAGCCTTTGACAGCCTTGGTATACTGTGAGGTCATGTTTGATGCGCATACCAGCGGAGAGGTCCCGGAACATGCAGATTTTATCCACGGGATAGCAATCCCGTGGTTTGAGGAACATGGCGTGCGCGTGGAGGTTCTGCGATCTCAAAAGACGTTTATGGACGTGTTTTGGCACCAGATCAAAAAGGGGTTGCTGGCCGGAAAGTATCAAGGATTCCCGTCGCCGGGGTTTTGCAAGGTGCAAGATCGCTGTAAGACACCTCCGCTGGACCGGTTTCGCCGGGCGCATAAAGGAGCAGTACAGTATATCGGATATGCAGCAGACGAGGACGAAAGACTGCTGCGCCTGGGCGGGCAGAAAATATCCCTGCTGCAGAAATACGGATACACCCAGAAGGATGCGCGCGAACTCTGCCGGAAATACGGGCTCCTCTCTCCAGCCTATGAGTTCTGTAAGCGTGGCGGGTGCTTCTTCTGCCCAAATGCCAGTGACAATGAGTTCCGACATTTGCGGGCACACCATAGGGAGCTATGGGATAAGCTCTTAGAGCTCCAACACGTGGAAAACGTTGCTTTCCCTGGGCGGTTCTGGACAGATGACAACATCATTTACATGGAGTCCAGGTTTGACCTGGAAGAACGACAGATCACATGGGAGGATTTAGGACTATGACGGATGAAAAGCGCGCCCTGCTGGGCGATCACGAGGCGGCCAAGCGGCTGACGGATGCGGGGGTGCTTGTGCCGTGTCCTATGTGCGGAGCCACAATAGACAGACAAGCCGAAAAAGACACCCTTATGCTGAATGAGTTTCAACTCGGAAAATGGTGTTTCATACATTTCTGCAATGAAACTTGTGACGTCGTAACAATTTACGGTAAAACCGAAGCGGAGGTTATCGCAAAATGGAACACCCGCGCACCGATTCTGAGCGCGGAGGAGATGGAGATGCTGGATGCCAAAGATTGAACTATATCACGATAATTTTCAAAACTTCAAGCGGTACAACATCCCAAAGGCCCAACTTGTGATTGCAGATATCCCGTATAACATCGGAGCGGATGCCTATGCCAGCAATCCCGTGTGGTATCAGGGCGGAGACAACAAAAATGGGGAGAGCAAACTGGCAAAGCAGAGTTTCTTCCACACAGATGGGACATTCAAAATTGCGGAATATATGCATTTTTGCAACCGTCTCTTGAAAAAAGAGCCAAAAGAAAAGGGACAGGCCCCGGCCATGATTGTATTCTGCGCATTTGAACAGATGCAGACAGTGATTGACTATGGAAAGCGATATGGCTTTTTACATAACTATCCCCTGTTCTTCGTCAAGAACTATTCCGCGCAGGTTTTGAAAGCCAATATGAAGATCGTTGGTGCCACAGAGTTTGCCATCGTGTTGTACCGAAACAAACTGCCAAAATTCCGCAATAACGGCCATATGGTATTTAACTGGTTTGAATGGCACAGGGACAGTGCCAAGGACTACCCCAAAATCCATCCAACACAAAAGCCCGTTGGATTGCTGAAGCGGTTAATCGAAGTCTTTACAGATCCGGGGGATATTGTGGTTGACCCGTGTGCTGGTAGTGGGGCCACCCTTCGGGCCGCTTATGAGCTGGGGCGAAACTCTTATGGGTTCGAGGTTGACCGGAATTTCTATCAAAAGGCAGTAAAAGAAATGATTAAACCGGCGACAAGAGCGCCAGAGTTTGAGCAGATGGAGATGCTGGAGGGGATGGAATGAGCTTCGGATACGACTACACCCATTCCGCTGTTGATGGAAATGGAGTGGAATACATTAGCTTTATGTTAGAACCGGAACGGATTGACGGAAACGGGTTGCGATACGGAAAGGCTGTGCATATCGACATTGACAACAAGAGGCAGAAAACTATGGTGTACACATTCGACTGGATACGGGGTGGCCCCGCAAATCACGAGAAGATTGTCGAGCTGAAAGATGAGGTTGTAGGAGATGTGGAAATTCCTGACCTGATGGAGAGGCTGGGTATCGAAGTAAAGGAGGCCCAGCCATGGGCATGACACGGGAAGAAGCGATTGCTGAGATCAAATACTACATGGAGAGCGACAGCTATGCAGATGCGCCATCCAACGAAGCCTGCAAAATGGCAATAAACGCCCTCCGCCCCGTCAGCCGGGAGCAGGTGGAGAAGATGTGGACAGGATGTGAGAAATGCCGAGATCAAGCTAACTGGCCGTCTTGGATTGAAAAGGGGTTTGTTTACTGCCCAAAGTGCGGAACGCCGCTTACATCGTGGGCATGGGAAAAACAAGTGGAGAGATTGGAGGCGCTGAACGATGCCGTGGATTGATGCGGGTGCCTTAAAAGAAAAATACGCAGACCAGCTTAGTGTACAGCGGGTATTTGGCTATGATGCGGGATTTGTTGCTGGGATTCTGGCCGCTTTGGAGATGCCCACCCTATCCCCGCCGAACGAGCCGCTGACGCTGGACGAGCTGCGGGAGATGGACGGGGAGCCGGTGTGGTGCAAATGGCTACTCCCGGAAGATAAAGCCATTGAGCAGGGAAAGTGGTTTATCGTTATCTCCGGAGACAAGGCAGGGCTGGAGATAAAGAGGCCGGCCGAATACGGGTATCATTTTTGCAAAATTGATGATTACGGCAAGACGTGGCTCGCCTACCGCCGCCCGCCGGAGGGAGATGAGGATAAATGATGTTCCGATGGATAGAGCATTTTTTTTGCAAGCACGAATGGGAAATCTGCCGAAAGATCGAACCGTTTGCTAGCCTTCGCGGAGAGCAGCTTTATCGGGTCTGCCGAAAATGTGGAAAAATTGAGCCGCATATTTACCGGGAGTTCGATGGAGGTGGGTATAAGTGATGGACATTGAAAAGCTGATTGAGAGCTCGGAACACTGCGATTTAGGTGACTGTGCTAACTGTCCAAGTTGTGGCCGTGTCTGCTGCAAAGAGCGGACCATGGGGGAGTTGGCACGAGAGGTCAAGCGACTCCAAGCCGAAAACGAGAAGCTGCGGGCCGATATTATTCGGTTTAATGATTTGCTTGCAAGCTACCAAAATGTGCTCGTTCCAGAGCTGCGGGCCGAGCTGGAGCAGGTGAAGCGGGCTCTCGCTATGATGTGGTTTGCATATGTAAACAGCGACAAAGAGACCCCGCACAGCTACGAAACCGAGGCGCTGGTAGAGGCCGAGCATATCTTGGGGCCGTGGTCTGAGTGTATGCCGATCTATTTAAGCCGCGGCCAGAAGGAGGAATGAGCGT